CACCTATATGAAACTCTCCACCGCCCAAAAATCCATCCTCTCCAAACTCGGAACCAATGCCGCCCTTGAAGCACTCCGCCTTAACGAGGAGCAAGGTGAAGGCCCGGCCATGATTGCGCGCGAATTTGATATTACCATCCCGCAGGCGAACGCGCTGATTAATGCAGGGCGCAAGATCAAGGCGTAATCCTCACCCCATAAAACGCCATCCAATATGAAAAAGACATACCGCTTTTTGCAATTCAACGAAGAGGTCTGGCGCGGCGCTGCCTACGATACAGCGCACGCTGAAGAACGATTTTTAGACTCATGGGATGAATCTCCCGGCTCCCTTGAACGCTACACGCTCCAACGTTGGGGAACTGTCAAATACGGCCACGACCTCAAGGGTAGGGGCTGGGTGACGGTTTACGAAAACGCATGCCTTACGGCCTAACCACTCCACCCTCGCCAAAAATGACACGCGACACAATAAACCCCGAATTAGCCAAAATCGCCTTTGCGCTTGGCTTTCATAGTTGGCCTCTCTTGCGCCGTATCGCTCTAACCATAGCAACGCGCCAGATGTGGGAACTCCACGAAAACGGCCATTTCCAAGCGGGAGCGGCCTACCTTGGCAAAATCTGCCGCCGCTTTCGCCTCGGTGACTATCGCGAGGCCTGCCGCCAGCATCTTAACAACTTTTAAGACCATGATCCGCCCCACCCTCCTTTCCGCCCTCTACCACGCCCTACGCACTCTCGCCGCTTGGATCATTATGGCCGCTCTCTTCACTCTGCTCTTTTTTGTCCCATGAAATTCACCACAAAGCTAGAAACCACCGTTCACGAATGCGACAAAACGGGCCGCACTTTCCTGCGATTCGTTCCGGTCATCACTCCGCTGCAATGCGCCAGCGGACAACTAAGAACCGCTTGTTTTGAAGCATGGATTGATGAGCCGGAAACCATCGCCAAGCAACGGGCCGCCGCGTTGAAAAGTGCCGCTGAAGCTCTCGCCTACCTTTTTTCCTAACCACGCCTCAACATGAACACCGATAAAATGCACCCTGACTCCGATCTCGCCCACTTTCTCGAAAGCCTGCTTTTCACCATACCTGAGAACGAGCCGGAGGAATTGCGCGAGGCCTCCATTTATGATTTCTCCACGGCCTTTCGAGAGGCCGCGCAAGGCTTCATCTCCGGTTTTCGTGACTACCTCGCCACGCATCACGCGGAGCTTTGTGAGCGCGAGGGCGAGCTTGACCGCTCCTTTGGCGGGAACGTCTATTTCAGCCTATCAGGCCACGGTTGCGGCTTTTGGGATGACCGAAACAGCGAGCTGGGCCGCGCGTTTGATGACGCTTTAAAGGCCTATTCTGGCAGCACTCACCGCTTTGAGGAACTAGATTGCCTACTCTCCATGGATGAAGAGACGGGCAAGATTGATCTAGCCTTTCTCCCTGAGTTCCTAGATGAGCAACGTGCGCGCATTTTCACTGTCTAAGCCATGAACGCCATAGAGCAACACACACAAGCCGCCCTCTCCCGCATCTTCCAGCTATGCAACGCCAACCGCGCCGCACTGCTCAAAGCTCGCGAAGATACCAAACTTTCCCGCGTCCGTCTCTGGTATAGGGACGGCGAAACAGAAAACGAAAACCACAAAACACGCCAACACATGAAACGCCCTAACATCATTCCCGGCCCTTGGAAACTTGGCCTTAGAGCCTCCGAACGCTTCATTTACGGAGCGCTAGGGGCTGAGGTATGCAACCCCAACGGCTTTTTCAACAATGAGGCCGAAAACCTCGCAAACGCCCGCGCAATCGCCGCCCTGCCCGCCTTGCTGGAGGCTTTGGAATCATGCCTTGAACGCATGGATAAAGTGCAAGCCATGACAGACTATCCGCTGGCATGGCCGCGAGAGCAAGCCCGCTCCGCCCTCCGCCTCGCCGGTTACGAATTTTAACCCCTCGCCAACTGAAAACGCATGAAAACCGAACTCCAAAAACAACTGGCAAAAATCGCCCCTTCAATCTGCATTCAAACGCTATGGGAGCATGACCCCTTCTCAGGTCCAATCTCAAAAGACTGCGCCGGTTTTTCCCCGAAAGACGACCATAAATGGCAGGCATGGCAAAGCGAAATCTGCGCAACCTGCATATACGATGGTGAAGAAATCACCGGCTCTGCCCACCTTGGCGGCACCTATGAGCTTTGCGGGGATGATCCAGCAATCAGCAACCCGGAAATCAGCGGCTACGAAAACCAAATGACGGTGGAAGCCTTGGAAGAACTGGCAAAGGAGCTTCCTATCGTTTCCGCTCGCAGTCTCCAAGATCAAATCCGCGCCGCTCTCTCCTTTCTCTCCACCCTCAACTAATAAACACCCATGCCCACCCTAAAAACATACAAACACGCACACACGCTAACCCTCCCCAGTTACCCCGGATACCGCCCACCCATCGGCGAACAAAAACGCCACGCTATCCGCTGCATTCTCGCTCTCGTTGCGGTTGCGGTTGTCATCGTCATTCTGTAAGCTCTACAATCCTCACTAAAACACGCTATATGAAAACCGGCACTTGTCACTTTCCAACGGTTCACGACGCCCGCGACTATTACCGCACTTACGGCTTCAAGCCTGACGACGTTTCCAGCAAAATCGAATCCGGGGAAATTCACATTGGCCCACCTAAAACCCGCGAAGGCCAGCGCGCTTACATCGACGAGGGCGAGCGCCGTTACTTCATCGAAGAATAAAACACACCAAGCCATGAACTCACTGCTAAATAACCTTATCAACGGCAACCTCACGACGGCCAAAAAGCAGGCCCGCCGCTTCTCTCACTCGAAAATCGCCGCCTTTTTCTCGGACTTCATGAGTCCTGCCAAGGCGCGAGCCGCTGCCGACTACCTCAAGCCACGACACGGAGAATGCCTCCAATCCTTGTTTCAGGCCTACTGCGACGCATAAAACCAAAACTCACACATTAAAACGCTATGAAAAACGAATCACTTCCCGCCTCCGTTCTCACCAAAAGCCAATCCCGCCACTTTCCAGAAAGAACCATAACCTTCAATGGGCAGAAAATCAGAGTTCGCGCAAACGTCCGCTACGATGACCGCTGCAACAACGGCCACAACACCTTTTCTATCACCGGCGATTACACCGAACCCGGCCAGTCATGGAATAATGGAGGCAGCGGTTGCATCCATGACGAAATCGCCGCCGCGTTTCCCGAACTCGCGCCGCTCATCAAGTGGCACCTTTGCAGTTCTGAAGGGCCTTTACACTACGTCGCAAATGCAACCCACCACGCCACGCAGCACGGCCCAAAATCGGCATGGGTTTATTATGAGGACAAGGCTAACGGCATCGCGTCCCATTGCGTCAAATATTGCGACATCGGCGAGGCACAAAAAATCTGCACAACGGCAGGTTATACAATGAAAGTCGATGAAAAAACCGCAAAGGAGGCCAATCTGGAATTTGCCCGCTCCACGGCAATCTGGCCGGACGCCACGCAGGAGCAGCTTTTGAATGAGGCCGTGCTAATGGCACGCTTGCCCGCCCTCATGCTTGAGTTTAAGGCCGCTGTTGAATCTCTCGGCTTTGTTTATTAAGTGACCCCATACACGGCGCACCTTTCGCGGGTGCGTCGTAATGGCGTCACCGCCTCGCGAGGGCCTGCCCTGCCTTCGCGATTAACTACGGGCAAACATAAACACAAAACACACGCAATATGATCCACGCAAACCTAGACAACCTTCCCGGCTACATCGCCGCAAACCACATCGTAGGCCTCTCCCTTGACCGTCTCCCCAACGGCCAAGTCCTTGCCTGCGAAGTCCGCAAAGACGAGGCCGGTGAACTCCGCGTTCCTCTCGGCAGTATGTCCACCGCTGATTTCTACACCCTCGCCGCCCGCCTGAAGGTGGAAATCCTCCCTTCGCGCTTCGCCTCCGCTCAGGAACTCGCCGCCCACCGGCAGCAAATCCGGCGCAATGAGGAGCGGGCCGCGCTGGCCGATGAAATCCGCGCCAGCCGCAAAGATGGAAGGGGGGATGCTTGAGTCATGGAAACCCTGCAAATTGAGGCTGGAAAAATGGATAACAACGCGCTCTTGCGAGCCGCTGGCGTTCGCCGCATTCATCCGGGATGGTTTACGGTCTTTTATCGTGGCGTCGCCTTGGATCAAAGCACGATTTGCCACGCGCAACGGAACCGGAAAGGAGCGATCAAACCATGAAAGCGCCTTCTCACGTTTTCACCGCTGGCGAGGCTGAAATAATGCTGGCCGCTTCTCAGCGGGTAAAAGATCATCAAGGCGCCTTGTTTTTCCAAGCTGTTCTTGCGTCCATCTCGAAAGGCTCGCCATACTCTCAGCGATCCCGCCTTAAAGCCAGCGGCGGGCAGTCTCTCAAGCGTCACATTTAACCCTCCACCCCTCGCCGCTCCCTTTAACCGGGGGGCGGCCTTTTCTTCCCCATGTTCTCCCGCCCTCGCTCCCTCGCCCGCTTTCTCGTCTCCTACGCCATCGCAGGCCGCTCCTACTCGATCACGCTGCCCGGACAATCCGCCGCCGCCATCCGTCAAGGCTGGACGAGCTGGCACCGAGGCGCTACGCTGCTATCCGTCGTCGAATGTGACGCTCACGGCCTGCCGGTTTAGGAGACGCGAAGTGATTTTTCCAACCGTGAGACTATTTCCATTTCAAGGATCAGTAGTTTTTCTGCGGAACCAAGTAGCGCGACTAATCCCCTCTGCCTCCCAAGGCTTACTCTTCGCCAGCGTATCCGTCTTAGACCACGCCAATTTACCCCTTTTCGACTGAATCCTAGAGAATCTAGCCAGCGTGAACTCATCCCAAATCCAACGCGACACCGATTTCACGATCCCATTCAACTCTACTTTCCATAAAGGAAACGGAAATTCGGCATTTACAGACACCGCCAAGCCCGAAAGGTAAGTGGCAAAATCATTCAAACTCCGCCCATCTTTCTTAAATTTGAGAACCTGACGGTAGCCCACCTTGCGAATAGCGTCGAAAACCGCGCAGTTCCGGCCAATCGAACTAGGAGCCGCAACCTTTAACTTGTCCTTACGATCAAGGTAGTCATTAAGCCGCAAAAGGTCGTAGGTGCCAGATGCCGCCCAGTCTGTTTCCCATGCGGAATGAAGCGGATTCTTGCAAATCAAGCCGTTGTAGGCCGGATCAGCCCCTAAACGCCTCGCAAAGCCCCTTTCCACGTCCTCAAACAGGCGAACAGGCTCACGGTGACTCTTGGCGCTACACCCAACTGGAACTGTCAGCAAATAGCCAACATGGGCATGTCCATTTTTCCTGTTCACAGCGTAAAAATTAGGTGAAGGCAGCCCTCTCCTTTCTGGCTCGAACCAAGAATCAGGGTGATCCAAGTCAAAGACCATCCAACTCCAACGAAAATCCGAATTGGGCTGAATGTGCCTCTTTTGAGCAGCCTCATCGCGATTCCTCCGCTTCATTTCTGGAAAATGGTCGCAACAAAATGGCCTATCCGGCAGCATTTCCGCAAAACGAGACTTGATGGTGTCTCGACGGTGAGTTAGGCTTTCCAAAGCCACAGGTGAGTCTTGCATACGCTTACTTGGGTTAAAAGCCGCGCAGGAGTAACGATCCTCGCGGCTTTGTCATTTTCGCACACCTTGGAATGAGTCGCAACCCATCATTTCATGTCGCAAAACACTTGCCCTCCTCGCTGAATTACCGTAAGGTTAGACATGCGCTCCACTCAATACGGCGAACCATCCGACAAGGAAATTGACGCCTTGAAACAGCCTCCATCCTGCGAGCAATGCGATGCTCCCGTGTCAGAATACGGCGACCTATGCGAAGATTGCGAAGATCAAAACGAGAATGAACGTTTGGCCGACATTCTTCAAGACGACCTTAAATACCCTGACGATTGATATGAAACATTTACTCAAACCCCAACTCTATGAGCCGCAAAACCTCCGCGCAGGCGACCGCATCCGTCATCCTCTGCGAGGCGAAGGCCAAGTGATCGCTGTCAATAAACCCTACGTCCGGCTCTCGTTTGGCGAGACTTGGGGAGTGTTGCCGGAAAACACCGTCCGCAAAATATGATCCTTCGCCCCGCCATCCAAATCGACGCCGCTACTCGCTACTGCCTTGAACGTGGAGTCGAGTTCAAGGGCCGCGTTGTCCTTCTCGATTCCTCCCTGCTGCGCCGGTTAAAGCTGCCGGGCACCTTTAAACCTCGTAAACGTAAAGTAAAACGCCTCGCACTAACTGAATGCCGCACCTAGCCAGCCAATACCTTGATGCCATCCTCGCCCACCATGTCTCACTCTTTCCCTTACGCGACCGCCTAGCCGTAGAAAACGGTGCCATGCGGGCTATCATCACCTCATGGGCAGCGGTGCATCCTGAATACCTGCGCAAACTCGAACAACAAGCGAAGTTATGAAACTAGAAGACCTAATCCCACTACTCGAACAAGCCGGATGGCGAGAGTTCAAAGACTCGTTCAAAAAAGCTGACAAATGCTTTTCTAAGAGGTTTCCATCTCACGAACAATGCCGCTGCAACGAGGGCAAGGACAAGCAGGTTGAGGTGTATTTGTATGAGTTGGAGCAATGTATGCCATCCTGCATGATAGAAGTCCACGGCGACATGGGAGGGAACGATTGGATCAATCTTAACCGTCACGGCATTGCCGATCCAGACGTTCAGACCATCGAGTCCATTGCCGAATCCCTGCTCCAAACGTGGGATTTTGCCGTCAAACAGCACAACCAACCCAAATGAACGACCTAGAAGCTCTCCTAATCCCCTTCTTTGCAGGTGCCACATTCATTCTGGCCTTCGTCGTCCCTGCCTTCATCGGCTTCAACCGCAACTGGAATGTGCGCCTGCTCAATGAGAAGGCGCAGGAGTTTGATCGCGGGTATGAGCTGGGCCGGAAGTTGAACAATTTCATGCACGGAATCAAAAAGCCAAACTGGACACTTGATAACATGCCAGAATAAACGTAAGGTTACTCCGTGACCGACACACACCGAGGTATTAGCGTTACCTAGTGAAGACTGTTCCCTCCAGTCTGGAATGTCGGAGAGGGCACCTTGATCTTTGACAACTCGAAAGCAGAATCTAGCGGTAAGCGAAAACGGGGAATTGCGACCCGAAGCCTTGCAAGCGAAGTAGTGAGACGTAGCAAACCTCCCGCTGGATTCTGTTTTCCAAATGACTCGGCGCAAAGGTCCGCAAGACCAAACCGCGACACTAAAATCAGGAAGTAACTAGTTCTTGCCTGTTCAATGAGTGTAGGGAGCCTTTCCGGTGAAAGCTGAATGAGAGGCCCGAGTCGCCAATTTGCAACCCGTCTGTTCACGCAGGCGGGTTGTTCTTTTCCGTAAGGTTGAGGTTGTAAATCACACAGCCGCATGTTAATGTTGAAATCTACTCTTATGAGCAACTCTCACACAGCTTGCATTGTGATAGCACTCTGCTATTACATTGACACATGCGGAAAAACAAACGATCTGTTACCCCTTGTATCAAGTGCCTCAAGGCCTTGAACTTCAGCCAAAGAGAAATTTGCGATTCTATCAAAATATCCGTTTGCACTTTAAATCGTTTTCTAAATCCACAGTATGACAAAAGGTGCAAGCTCGCCGTTCTTAAATGGGGATATGAAAACAAAAACAGAGTATCCTTTATTGGGAAAAGGTGGTTTCGGAACAATAAAGAGCATCACCGATTAAAAGTGGCAAGCTGGAGAAAAAGAAACCCACACAAAGCAGCAGAATATGAACGAAAACAGCTTCAAAATCCAAAACGAAGACTTGCTCAAAACCTTCGCCGAAGGATGCGCGAGTTTTTCAAAACAAACAAGCCCTCGTGCTCGATTCTTATTGGCTGTGGCTGGGATCAGTTCGTAACTCATGTATCATCCCTGTTCACCGATGGGATGAGCATGTCAAACTACGGCAAATGGCACTTAGATCACATTCGCCCACTTTCACTTTTTGACTTAAAAGACCCGGAACAAGTAAAGAAAGCATTTCACTATACCAACATTCAACCATTGTGGGCTAGTGACAATATACGAAAACACAACAAAACAAACCATGTCATCTAAACTAAAAGCAAAAGCTCCATCACAAGTCGAGCCAACCAAGCCCAAGGTTCTCATCTACGGCCCACCCGGAGTGGGAAAATCGTGGTTCTCATTGTCATTTAAAAAAGTGTTCTACATCGACAGCGAACAAGGCGTTTCTCGAACACATTACATGGAGCGACTGGCCAAGGGAGGTGGCGTAATCCTTGGCCCCGAAGATGGCTCCCTTGACCCTGAAACCATCATCAGTCAGCTCCAAGCTCTAGCGACTGAGAAACATGGGTATGAAACCCTAGTCATCGACTCTGCCACCAAAATTTTTAATACCATCATCGCAGCCGAGTCTGAGCGACTTGGCGACAAAGACCAGTTCGGCGCTTCCAAGAAGCCGGGAATTGCCTTCATGCGCAGATTCATCAACTGGATTCATCGTCTGGATATGAACGTCATCATCATCACCCATGAAAAAGAAGAGTGGGGTCAAGACGCTAAAGGGAATCGAGTTGCTATTGGCTTCACCTTCGATTGCTTTGATAAGTTGGCATACGAGTTGGACCTCACCTTTCGAGTGGTCAAGCAAGGAAGCTCACGTTATGGAGTCATTCGTAAATCACGCTTGCTTGGATTTCCAGAGAACGAAAGATTTCAACTCGATTATGAGACGTTCGCATCCATGTATGGCAAGGATGTTATCGAAAAATCCGTTACAACAATCACCCTCGCCACACCCGAACAGGTCGCCGAAATCGTTCGCCTAGCCGACCTGCTCAAGATGAGCGAAGAAGAGAAGCAAAAGTGGCTCACAAAAGCCTCTGCCTCTGACTGGAACGAACTTACTACTGAGCAGGCTGACAAAGCCATCAAAGCCCTCCTCTCCAAAATCACCCCAACCAAGTAAACCAAACACAAGCCATGCGCTTCACACCCAAAACAACAGAAGAACTCGAATTTGAAAACCTCCTTCCCAAGGGGGAATACGACTTCGAGGTCGTTAAAGCCGAAGATGCCGTCTCCAAAAAAAGCGGCAAGGAAATGATTAAAGTCAACCTGAAGGTCTTCCACGGCGAGGGCTTCCAGTTTGTCACCGACTACCTGATGGAGGCGATGGCATTCAAGCTGCGTCACTTCTTCGAGACTGTCGGCATGATTAACGCCTACGAGGCTGGCGCTATTGAGGCCGCAGACCTCGTTGGATGCGCTGGCAAGGTCAAGATCGACATTGAGCCTGCATCTGGCGACTATGCCGCCAAGAACGTCGTGAAGGACTACGGCTCTAAGGCTGCCAAGAAGGCAGAGAAAGACGCCGCCAAGCCCTCCTTCATCAAGCGGGCTGAAGAGGAAGCCAATGACGACGAAACGATTCCGTATTGAGCATTCAACAACCGAGGGGCGCGACTCGACAACGCGCACAACTCAGCTTACAGTTGCTTATATGACCTCCGATCAAATCGACACCATCAATACAATCGCCTCCGACGCCTACGAAAACGCCACCATCAAAGGCTTTCACGACGGCGATATGGACAAGTTTGACGTGGAACTTATGGCTGCATGGACAGCCAACCTCCACGGCGAAATCTCCGAGCTTTGGGAGGCTGCGCGCAAAGGCATGCTCAACATGCACTGCGACAAAGACATCCAGCTCACCTGCGCAGAGGAAGAGTTTGCTGACATCGTTATCCGCGCATTCGACTCCGCTCGCGCATTCGACATCGACCTTGGACGCGCCATTCACATTAAGATGCAATACAACGCCAGCCGTCCGCACATGCACGGCAAACTCGCCTGAATATGAAACCACCCAACCAAAAGACCTGCTCAATCTCCGCCATGCTCGAATGGGCCGCCGCTATGAATGGCAAGGTCCGTAAAAGCCGCAAGGCTACCATGATCGCGTGGATTCTCGCCAACATTACCGAGCTTGAGCGCATCAAGACGATGCGATGGTCTTCGCGAGAGTGGGCTATGACGGCTCTGCGTGAGGTCGATAAAAACTTCATCGAATTACCGAGGCTGCTCGCCCCTCCAATGCAGGAGTTTGACAAGATGGGCAGGCCAATCAAACCGCCACCCATTTCTCGCCTACGCTCCGTGTGCAAAGTCCTTGGCCTACACCCGAACAAGATTAACGGGCGCACGGTTATCACCCGCCAGCAGCTTACATTGACCTCTAAACAAGTTATGCTCTCCGACCTGCCGGTTGACCGTCGTGGAGAGTCCTCGCCTGAGTTCGGGCTGGAAATTGATATTAACGCTAAACCTACACAACTATGCCCATCTCTGAACTAATCTCCCAGCTCGAAGCCATCAAAGCCACGCAAGGCGACGTTCCCGTAGAGGTCAAAATCCAGTTCCTCGGCTCACATGCCTGTGGCGCTGTGATCGACCTCAAGTATCGCTCGACCGGCATTGGTAAGCCCTTTGTTCAAATCATCGCACAAGAGAAGGCATGATCCACGTTGGCATCGACAATTCGCTCTCGGGTGCCCTGTGCATCCTATCAGGACAAAGTATCGTGGCTATGACTACGATGCCCGTGAAGGAATATGTGCCTCCAAAGAAGGGCGCTAAGACAACCCGAGAGATTGATATTGTCGCCGTCTGGCAATGGCTAAACGAGCGTGTCGGCCATCAGCTAGATCAAGTAATCGTGATGATCGAAAAACCAACCAACGCCAAGACATACAGAGCAGCAGAGGCTATGGCTGGCTCATTCCACGCTTTACGCGCCATGTGTGAGCTAAAGCACCTGCAATGGGAGCGAATCACTCCTCAGTCGTGGCAGAAAGTCATGCTACCCGGATGCGTCAAGGGAGACACCAAACCAGCAGCCTTAAGAGCCGCCAAGTCGATATGGCCGAATGAAAGCTGGCTGGCTACCAGCCGGTCAAAGGTGCCCCATGATGGCCTCGTTGATGCTGCCCTAATCGCTGAATACTGCCGGAGGACTATCAAGTGACATGCCCAACACCAAAGCCTCGCCAGCCCATCGCCTAGCGCATCGTCTTGCCTCCACGCTGTCTGCAACCCGCGTGGACAAGGAGGAGGTGACGAAAATCCTTATAGACCTGCTGGCCCATCAAATCTCAAGCTACCACCCCATCCACCGCATCGCTATTTGGGAAGCCGCCGTTGACGAACTGGATGACATGGTGGAGGTTTTCTCGAACGAAGGAGATAAAGTATATGAACGAAACTGAAATACCGACACCGAGGACGGGTTCTCAACTGCATTATCCTCACGCAACTGGAGACGGCATCATCAACTTGGTTGAGGGAGACTTCGCCCGCCAACTCGAACGCGAGAACGCGGCGATGCGTGAGATTTTCCCAAAGGTTCTTGATGCGTGTCAAAATGGATCGGGATGCCTTCCAGAAGTATCACTTTGGTTTTTGAGCAGCATTCCTGAAGAGGTTCGACTAGTTGTTGATGGCTTAAAGCAAGAAAACGCGGCTATGCGTGAGGTGATTAAGGAGGCCGAGCACGCATTGGACATCCTCATGATAGCAAAACGAGGCGGCATGCAGCCAGCCAATGCGCTTATTGATGCCATGTTTTACGCGGCAGATACTCGGAAGAAACTCAAACCCTACCTCCCATGAACGAACCACGCAAAGACATCGAAACCCCAACGGAAAAAGCCGCGATGATTGGCATTGGATGCACTTTCATACTCGCAAATCTGGTAGGGATCGCAATCCTAGTCGCTATCTTCATTGCTATCGTTTCTTTTCTGTTTCGATGAAAACCCTAGCCTTTTGGCACGAATATCCGGGTAGCCAGCCGGAGCCTGAGAGGGCCAAAGACTTCGATGGCGCTACCGTGATGATTTGGACCTTTGTGTTCTGCCTGCTTATTCAGATCATCATCCAGCCTCCGAATAGGAGGTTTTAGCCATCGGTTTGACAGCGTTTTGCGCTGTGGTATAGTGAAGGTAGTGGCCTGAGTCAAAACAGGTCGAGTAGAATCCTACAAGTTAAATCCCGCCCCTTTTGCGTGAGCTGCGTTAAGCGTAGCCCTTTTTGACCACGCAGAGGGAGGCGGGGCCTTCTTTTTAGAGTTATGGCTAAGACATACTGGGAAAAGCTCCAAGACCCTCGCTGGCAGAAGAAACGTCTTGAAATTATGCAGCGGGACGAGTTTAAATGCAGCAGATGCAATCGTGACGACGTGACACTAAGCGTTCACCACCGCATTTATCGCAAGAATTGTGAGCCTTGGGAATATGGCGATGAAGACCTCACAACGCTTTGCAGGCCGTGCCACGAAGCGGTTACGGATCAAGACTCGAAGATCAAGGAGTGGTTATCCGGCGACGAAAACAGGCTGTTTATACTCAGATTGATAGACCTTGAGACGTGCGGATACCCAAACGTGGAGATAGCCATGTGGGAGGTTCAGCAGCTCGTAACTCACTACCTAAGCTGGGTTTTCCGTGAGGATTTGAAACTAATTGATGCCTTTGAACTCTCCAGCATCATGAGAGAGGTCGCTCTAGCAATAGACGGCGCGATTATCAGCTTAGAGTCTGTCCAGCATTCAATTCGCACAAAGGTGGAGAGTGTCAGACCGGATATGAAGCCGGTCGAGCCAGCCAAAATCGAGGCGATTTCCATACCGGAAGATTCCGATCAACCCTTCTAAATGTAACGTATGCACCATTACCCATTTCATGTTGGAGACTACACGCTTGCCACGCTCCATTTGGAGGACAGGCAAGACCTTTGCTATCGGCGACTTTTGGATGCCTATTACCTCGACGGAGGCCCGCTGGCGGACGCTAAGCAAACGCTTAGCAGAAGGGTGAGGACTGACGAGCAAACGCTTAGCGAAGTGCTGACAGAGTTCTTCGTTTTGGTCGATGGATACTGGCATCACGCCCGCTGTGATCGTGAAATTGAGCGGTATAAAGCGAAATCCGAGAAGGCAAAAATAGCCGGTTCACTAGGAGGAAAGTCGAAATCAAGCGAACGCAAAGCAAACGCTAAGCAGACGCCAAGCAAACGCTTAGCTAACCAGAACCAAGAACCAGAACCAAGAACCAGTAAGAGTATATGCACTCTCGATGAGGCCATTTCCTTCGCTGTCGAACTAGGACTATCGGCCAGCGACGGTGAGGCCTGCTTCCACAAATGGGAGGGTAACGGCTGGACCAACGGAGGCAAAAAGATCAAGGACTGGAAGGCTACCATCCGCAGTTGGAATGCTGCTGGATACCTCCCTAGCCAAAAAGGACCATCAACCAACCAAGGGCAACCCACTCAGGCCAAGTTCAAACTCGTATGCTAGAAAAACCAGAAACTATCGAGGAAATCCTATCGGCCCTCAATCAGCCGATGCCTTGGGATGACGACTCCGAAAAGGCCGTCTTGGCGATGTCCATCCAAAACCCGGTCAGGCTGACCAACAGCCTAGCCACCATGCCTCCAGACCTGTTCTACCATGAGGCAAACAAGACTATCTTCACCACCATCGTTGATGATGTAGTAAAAGGCGTTCCGGTGGACTTGATAACGATTACACGCTCCCTGCGTGAAAACGGTCAACTCGACAAGGTTGGTGGAGGCTCCTTCATCTCCGAGCTTTACACGAATCCTGTCCCATCCTCGCATTTCGAGCACCATGTAGGGGTGCTGAGAGGGCTTTACGCGCAGAGGCGGCAAATTGAGGCCTACGGTCGCTCTCTGAGGGCCATCATGCAATCTGGCTACTCTGAGCTGGAATCGGCGCTAGACGCTGCCAAAGGCTATCTGGAAGAGGCAGGAAGGGTGCCGGGGCAAATGCTCAAAGCCCACAGTATTCGTGAAGCCATAAATCCACTGCTGGTCGAAATCGAGGCGCGCTCCAAACTGGAAGGCAGATTACCCGGAATCCCGACCGGATTTAGGACCATCGACCAGAGGACGGGCGGGATGATGCCCGGTCAGGTTTGGGTGTTCGCAGGCGAGCCGGGGGATGGAAAGTCCACTATCATGCAGAACTTGGCAGAAAACGCGGCCCAAAACGACAAGATCGTGCGGTGGTATCCGCTTGAAATGCCACTGACGGAGCAAACCTTCCGCATCCTCGCGAGTGCTGCTCAGGTGGACAACGAGAACCTTTATAGCGGCAAACTAACTCACGGGGAGCATCAAGCCATCCAGTCTGCCATTGGTCGGCTCAAGACTCAGAAAATCCACATCGTCGATGTCGAGGACGCATCTGCCACGGACATCTTTGCTGACATCGAAAAGAGCAATGCTGACGTGGTGGTGGTGGACTACCTTCAGCTTTTGGATGACACCAGCGCACGCAAGTCCGACACGCGAGAAACCGTTCTGGCATCTATCAGTAGGCGTCAAAAGAGCTTGGCTCGTAGGACGGGCAAGGTGATCCTGACAGCATCCCAGCTAAACGACAACGGTAGGCTGCGTGAAAGCCGAGCCATCGGCCAAGATGCGGACAAGGTGTTCCTGACCAAGAAATATGAGATTCCAGACAAAGACCCTCGCAAAAAGACCAGCGAGACTGGATTTGACGATGGCATGCGAACCTTATGGTGTGACAAAAACCGTGGCGGCAGGCGTCACTGGGAGCTTCACATGAAGTTCATCGGTAGCATCTTCCAGTTCCGCGAGGCCGAGGAGTGATACGACCCCATCCGCCGCACCTACTCGAAACTCGTTTGACACCATCAACCATTAACGTAAGGCTGAAGTCGATATGAACATCCACGACATCGCAAAACAGATTCGCTCCTTCGCCGACGAACTCGAAGCTGCAAAGCCCGAGAAACCCGACGAAATCCCGTGGATCACGTGGCACGGCGGCGAGTGCCCGCTGAAGGACGAGGAGGTGGAGGAGTGGGAATGGAGAGTTCGGTCTAGCCTTGAAACAGGCAAGATAACTGTGCAAAAGCCTTCAAGTGCAAACTGGAGCCACACCGGCTCACTTGGAGACATCATCGCCTACCGCGTCCTCAAATGGCGCGAACCAAAGCCGAAGGCTCCGCTTGGGCCGGAGGATGTCCCTCCTTTCAGCGTCTTCCGTGTAAAGGGTGAAGGTTCTACTGGTTGGCATCAAATGGAACTTTGCCCTCAATGGGAAGGTTTGGCTTTCAGCAGCGATGTCAGTTTGGTTAGCTACAAAGAGCTGAAACGTAATTGGCTCATCAACCGCTCCATCCCCACGACCGGCAAATGGAACCCCGACGCTTGGGAAAACTGCGAGAAGTAATCCTCACTCCCGCATCCAGCATCCATCCGCCCACTGAATAGACGCATCGGTCATGCCTGATTTAGCCATCCATACCTTCAAGGAAAGTTGGCACCCACATGCTGAACACGTCTTCAACTTCTCATCATGCGCCGTCCGCTTGCTACCAAGTAGATCGTTTACCTTCGATACAAGGCTTCGGGCGTAACAGCCTATGCAAAAATTGACCTGTTGATCGACGTTCTTCGGGCACTGCGCGCAAATGGCCGCACGCCTGTCCGCTTCCTCTTGGCCGACTTGGCCCTCATGCCACGTGGCCTCAACGGCACGGTAAAACGACTTCATCATCTTCCATGCGGACACTTTCTGCTCGCGTTCTGGATTCATCTCCTCGCACCATTCGGGCACATGCTGGCACATGAAATCGGCCATTTGCAGCTCCAAGGTCAGCGGCTCCTCGATGCCGTTGCCTTTTAGGTGCGCTTTTACAGCCTCAATAAGGCTGGACCAGCCGTAGCTGACAACGACCACTTTGGTTTGCTCCACAGGGTAGAACCAGCCATACGGATCGCCGATGAGCGAATAGCCCGGAAACAGGCCTTTGATGCGTTCCTTGTTGAACTTCGGGATTTCTATTGCGCGAACGAGGGCTTTCATCGGACGATGCGGTCAATTTTGGCCGTAGCCTTTTCTCGCACCTCTTCAGCCTTTTGCGAGGCGAATTTCTTGGCGCGCTCCTCGGGCATCTGGAGTAGGCGATTGCCGTAGCGCAGGACTAGCTGGCGGTAGCCTTTGCCGACCTCCTTCTGATACATCACACCCTCGTCAGGCGTCATTTCCCGGCGCTTGCTACCCTCTCCAACGAGCTTGCCGTTCGGATTAGGTGGAGACAGCCAGACGCCCTTCGCGGACAGCCTGCCGAGTAGCTGATAGGCGGGATCGTCCGGCCCTTCGGTGAACACACGACTCCACGGAGCGCGGTCGGTTTCGAGCTGCTTGCCGAAAACGTCGAGGTATTCAGTCCCAACAGCCCGACGAACAAATGGGATTTCTTTGGCGAGCGATTCCCAGCCCTTGTAGCGGTTCGTTTCCGACTGCATCCACATGTCCAAGTCTTTGATGGAGCGAGGGATGTATCCCCCGGCAAATGAGGCCAGAGCTTTAGGAATACGGCGTTCTGCGGCTTCAAACGGGTCTTCAGAGCCTCTGGGCGCTCCAAGATTCTCCATGGCCTGAGAAATAGCAGGCATAGTGAAGGCGCTGGACCACATGTAATACACGGCCTTTGCGGCTTTCGACCCGGCGCTAGCCGTCTGCCAGCTTTCCGGGCGGTATTTGGAGTTGTCCGAGAGGTTGCCAGTGAGGCTGAAAATGGATGCCAGAGGCCACTCCGAGTAGCGGATGTTGATGCGCTTGCCGTTTTTGTAGTAGCCAATGGAGTTAGGTTGCGCGCCGGATGCGAACAGGGCGGCTTTCTGCTGCGGAGTCAGGCCTTCCCAGTTGCCTTCGATGAACCAGCCGCGTTTTTCATCGTCTGGCTCGTCTTCGATGTCCTTTAGGGCTTTCACCATGACCATGAGGCCAATTATGCCGAACGCCTGATTGCGCATCAGGAGCGCCCTGTGAGCGACTTTTTGGCGAGGGTCTTGGTTTTCCATCACACGAAGCAGGCCAAGGCCCGGAATAAGGCTGATGGCCTGATTCAAGCTGTTGCCCACCACGCGAACGAACCCAAGGCCAAAACCGGGTAGAAGGTTGGATGCTAGGTAATTGAGGAAGTAGGATGATGGTTTGCCCAGCCTGCGGACGATGAAGTCTTCAAGCGGGTCTTTTTCAACACCCTGTTTACCCATCATCTCAAGGCGCTGGTCGATTGCCTTCTCGAAGGTGTCGGCAACCGTGCCCATGAACCTCTCAATCATTTTGACCGAGCCATAGAGGACTCCACCAGCACCCTTTGGATCACCAGTCATTGCGCTCCATGCGGCGTTGTAATTGGTGTTCTGCTCAAGATTCGAGAGGAGTCCTTTTTGGCTATCCCAATCTTCGTGCATCGCGTGCATAGCGAGCGCGGACAGGGCGGGCGAGTTCGGATCAACGCCATCCTGAATCAGCTTCTCGCGGTAATGGGCCGGATCGGTCAAAGCGCGCACAACAGACGAGTCGTATTCGTCCGTAAGACGGCGATACATGAATGGCATGGAGGACACCTTGCCCAAGCGAGTATTGAAGCCGTCCAAAACTCTCAGCAGGCGAGTAATCACCATGACGTGCCATCCAATCGCCTTAGTGACTGGATTCTTGGCAGTGCGATACATGCGTTCGCCGACATCGACGCCATCCAGAGCAACGCCTTTCTTAATCTGGTCTGCGTAGAATGGGTCATTGAGGATGTTGAAATCGAGATAGACGGAATCGCCAGTCTTCAGGTATTTCCACATGTCCACGGCAGCAGGTCCGAGATTCTTCGCGATGGCATCAATCGAATCAAGGATCGGAATCCACTTCGACGGATTGGTTGGATTCGCGATAATAGTCGCAACAGCCTCTCCAATGAAGGTCAACCCATTGTTCAACACACCCAGCGCAATGGTTGTCATGGTTCGCATGCTCGAAAGCACGCTCGAATACCAAACGGCGTTGAGGGTTTGGAGCAGCGTAGGACCGCGCACCTCCATCATAATATCCTTGAACTCCTTTTGCAGAGCAGCACGCACATATCGCGGCGTCTTCGGGTCCATGAACTTTTCGGTGATCGCGATGGCGCGAGCCTGCTGCTCTGGCGTGAGTTCCTTGAAGCCGTATTCCTCCGCGATGAGAGCGTAGAGAGCGTTGTCATCGAACAATCTAGCGTTGATAAGACGCATGATCTTCGGATGGTGCTCTTTGATGGCTTCTTTCGCCTTCTTAGACCAGTCGTTACGAGCTTCGATGCGTTTCAGCTCCTTCGCGATGACTGTTTCGCGCTTCTTTTGCCAGACCTTCGAGACGATCTTGGATAGCTTTGCGAGGTCGGAATCAGGCAGACCAGCAAACGCAGGATCAGCCTTCAGCATCTCGAACATCTGCGATTCCAAAGTCTTTTGCTCCGAGATGCGGATTTGAGCGAGCTTGTCCCAAGGGATTTTGATGCCGCCTTCTTCTGGCCGCAGGTCGTTTAGCTTGCGCTGAATGATGCGGATTTGTTCCTCTTCGGTGGCGGAGAACAGTTTTTCGCGTGCTGCTGCGATGCGTTTAGCCTCTGCTTTTGCGAGAGATTCACGCATGTCGGCAACCATGTCATCAAAGGCGCGCTTAATGAACGATGAATCGCGGTCCCAACGAGCCGGATCAACGTTGCCTTCTTTGTCCACGGCTTCATTCAAGCGGTCGATGACGTGCTGGCGAGCCTCCTCGACGTTATCAAGCAAATCCTTCGTGTTATCATACTTGTCCTCAAGAGCCTCGCGAATAATGGAGCGAGCCTGAGATGTGGCGAAGAACTGACGAGGAACCTCCGACATCAATTCGTCACGACGTTTCACGAACTCGGGGCGCAGAGCCTTGATCTGTTTCTCGATGGCGGCGATTCGAGCCTTAACGTCCTTGATCTGCTCCTGAGTGGCCTCGATTTTGGCGTCAGCAGCCTTCTGTTGAGCGATGCTACCACCCTCCTTTCTGGCGGTAAATTCAGCCAAGTCAGATTCGAGAGCGGATAGCTGTTCGGTGAGCTTCGGCAGGCCAAGTTCGGCACGCTTAACGTCAGCGAGAACTTCGACAGCGTTTTCACGCGCAGTCTCCCATGCCTCGCGAACGAGTTGGTCGTTGCTGGTAACGTAGCCAAAGGCGCGCAGGGCACGCAGGCCAAGGCTTTCCTTTTGAGCCTCTTTCTTTTCGCCCTGAACGCTATCGCGCAGAACGCGGGTAAGCTGGTTGGTGAGGTCGTTGAGGAGTTGTTTATCCTCCGGTTTTCTTTCGATTGACTCAACCTTGGAGCCCACACCTTTGGCGATTCGCTCAACCATCGTATCCCACATGGTCCGGCGAACCGGAGCAATGCCAGCGACGGCGGTTTCGAGGTCCACAGGAAGACCCTCCTTCGCCATGCTGTTGAACAGAGCGGTGCGGATGGCGAGGATTTGAGCAGGTGTTTTCTTGGGCTTGCGGGTGCCTTTGGTTGGCGCGGTTTCTTCTACACCAAGGAGTTTTTTGAGGACCGCTTTAAGTTCGGCTTGAGCGGCGCGAACGTTCTCTTTCAACTGTTCGTCCGAGACTCCCTTGAATTTGTCTGTTTTGGATTCAGCCGCTTGAGAGGCTTTGAATCCCTTGATGCCTCGCTTGGCGAGTTCTCGCACGTTCTCTCCAATGAGAGAAATGAGCTGTTTGGCTTTGGCCCACAAGCCCTTAGCTTCAGCATCCATCGCCTCCATCGCAAACTCCTCGTCCGACCGCTCTTGAATGTCCTCTACGGCATCCTTGACTGTCTTATCAGCTTGATCCTTCGCGGCATCGACAGCCTTCACCTCATCAGCGAGGCCGGGGGCATTTGTTCCAACCGTTTTGCGGCGTTCCTCGGCTTGAAGGGTTTCGATGTTATTGCCGATGTAGATGGAGCTATAATTTTCATCGTTGATGATGAACTTCTGCGTGTTGAGCATCGCCGAAGCGAAGCTGGCCTTGTTTTCCTTGGCCTGAATCACGTCCCGGTAGAGGCTGAGTAGAATATCCGCATCGAGCCTCTTTCCGTCCTTGGCTAGATTTTTGGCCTCAAGCTGAATCGCAAGACCAACCTCCATCAACAAGAACTGACGCATGGGTTCGGCGAGGAATTGGTTGCCCTTGGTGACTCGGCCAATAAACGACGGCTTTGTCACCTCGTTAGCCATTTCCTCATAGGGAATGCCAGCCCGAATCTGAGCCTCGACAATATCCCTCGCGACAGCTTGCAGCTTGCCTTGGACATCCTTGTTGACTTGGGGATGATTCGCCAAAGCAACGTCTTCTGGAATCTCTCGACCCTGCCACGGAGCCTTATTGGCCTTAGCCTGAATGTCGGAGACGGTTTTGCCAATCGACTTGATCTTTTCCTCTGCCTTTTGTGCCGACTCGTTCTCGGACTCCTCTTGGGCGGAGTTGAGGGAGAAGCGAATGTCGGGTGACTTGGGCTGGAAACGCTGAGAAGGCTGGATCACGTTGCCGTTGTTATCGTAGGTGACGGGGTCGGCGGATTTGATCTGCTCAGGAGAGAAAACGATGACTTCTTCGATATTCCCGTTTTCATCAGCAGTGAAAGCTGCGTCCTTCTGCTTAGCTTTCAGGATTTCCAAATCCTTGTCGGTGATGATAAGGGGAAAGGACCGACTAAATCCATGCTCGTCGCGCTGTTCTTGTGCAAAATCGGTCCCACTTGCCCCATATATCCCAACAGGGTTGAGTATTTTAGCATACAAGCGTAGAGTCTTCATGCGGCGTTCTGTGTCCGCATACTTCTCCTTCGCTAGCTTCGATTCATACTCGTGAGTGTGAGCGATATTCGGCTTCTTACCTTTTGCTTTTTTGGCAAGGTATAGTTTTTCAGGCTCCATCCATACGCCTTTGCCGCTCCAACCAGCCACGCCGTATGGCTGTTTATATCCTCCCATCTTGAACACGGTAAAATCGCGAAAAGTGTGATGCACCAATGGTAGAGATGTGTCGTAATTTGCTGCCTTCGCCGCCTCATCGACCATCCGCTGTGCCTTGGCAGCGGCTTCTGGATTGCGCTTAACCCACGCTTCAAAAACAGCCTTTCGTTCGTTTTGGGGGGAGACCTTTAGAAGCTGAATTAGGTTGTCGTTTCCGCTGTCGCCAGCCTCCACGGCAGCGAGGTATTCGGCATCTCTCGACGTATCCGCCAAACTGAACTTCGCAGGAATAATGGAATTGGGATTCGACTCAAGCCTGTCCAAGATTGATTCAACGTCCCGAATTTCACGTTGAAGCAATTCTCCCGCCTTACCGCTTTGCGCCAACCCAAGGGATGTTTTTAGAGCTTCGAGAGCATCGCTCAGGTATTTCTTCATCGCCTCAACGAAGCGCATCCATCCAGTTTCAGTGGTGAAATCCTTACGCTTGAATTGAATCAATTGACGACCAACCTCCATTGTGAAGGCTGGGGCAGTATTGCTTTGAACCAGTTTTTCGACAATCTGATTAACGTCATTCGACGGATTGTTTGGATTATAGAGGTTCCAAGCCGAGACAATGATATTTGCCACCCTTGCATCTCCATTGGACATTCCCTTCGAGGCCGACTGAACCATCTCAAGAAGCATTGAGGTGTAATAACCCACCTCAAAGTTTTCAAACGGAAGCATAACACCAGAATCTTGCCACTTGGCATAGGCATTAAGGTGTTGAGCGGTGTGAATGACCTCCTCTTGAGCGATGTCATAAACAGCCGTGAATGCAGTTACCGCGTCTCCAGATAGGAGATTGGAAAGCCCGGACGCATCGAATTGGATGGTAATTGCAGGAGAAGGTTCAGCAACATATACACTAGCAGGTCGATTTTCTCCTGTTCTTTCGTTGGTAAGGAGAACAGGAAGTATCGCGGCATCGAAGAAATAACGCGATGAAATAGATTTAAGTCCAAATTCTTCCAGAGCTTGCGCCCTCTGAGCTGTCGAAAGCTCATTCCAGTTCGTTTTTGAAATGCCTTCTCGAATTGCCTGCGCTCTTTCAGAGTTGTCTGATGGCGAAATTGACGCCATGCCGACGCCACCAACAGACGTGGAGGCTCCGGCTTTAAGGATAATAGGTGTTCTGCTTTCATATTGGGGATTTGTCTCAGGCATCACCGTCACGAACGACGCTGGCGTGCCTCCATGTCCGAACACGCCGTATTCAGCGGCATCAGCCTCCTGCTGCTCAATGGAGCTTGCTGGCGAAAGCACCGCCTGTCCGTTGTCGAAAAGAGTTTGAAGTGACTGAGCGAAGTCCTCCTTGCTCAAACCTGACTCGTTACGCAGGTCGGAAATGGCTACCTGCGTCTGATTCGTTGCCAGCTTGTCGTAAGCCTCGCGGACGGCTGGATTAGGCAACTCTGGCGTGAGATTTTGGTAGAGTTCGGCTAGGCGGGCTTCATCGGCGGTGGAGTAGGATGGCTTTGGTTGCCCTGACTCAGCTGGAGAATAGCGGCCCCGTCCTCTATTTTCTGAATCGCCTCGAACGCCTCGTAAAGCAAGCTCTCCAATTCGTTCTGCGATGGTTCCTTTGGCGTCGAGCTTTTTGAGATATGCTCCATAAGATTCTGGTGTTTTCCCGCTTTTGTAAATTGAATGCGCCCAAAGAGCGGCCTGAACCTGTCTGGGAGTCCAGCCGATATTAGAAGCTATTTGAGCCAAAACGTTCTGAGCTTTTGAGAACTGAGCCGCGCTTGGTGAGTCAACTCCAAAAAGAAGACGGGTAATATGTCGGTCGATAACAGCTTCATCTACCGTGCCGTCATTGTTTCTTTTGTAAGTCGAAATTTTTTGACCTTGAATTTGTTCATTATCTCTTAGGCGATTAAGGTTTTTTACAACAGCTGGAAGAAATCCAATGAACTCCTCACCTCGGTGCCATTGACCAAATGCCTTAAGAGCAAGTCCAACGTTAGCCTTCACTGAAGCAGCTTGAGACGTGACTGATAGAATATCTTGGAATTGCTGCGCATGATCGCCAAAGAACTCATCAAGTGTATCCTGATGCTCCTCATACCAATCCTTCCATGAGTCTTGCTCAAGGGCTGCACTGGTAAGAGCCTTCCGAGTAGCCTTCATGCGAAGACTGAACCTGTTTGCATCTGCTGATTGCCCACCAGCGAGCCTCACATTCCCACCCAGCCCAGTCTTGGCGAAGCTCTTTTCCAGCATGCGCTCGCTGCCAGATTGAAGCATGCGCAGGACGTTCAGAAGCTCCTTATCCGTGGGCTTTGCGTCTGCCACGCCCATGATGCGGTTCCACAGGCGGCGGAGGAACGCCTTAAGCTCCTGCCATGCGGAGGAGGTGGGCCATTTGCCGGTCTTCTCGATGATCGCAGCTAGACGCTCCTCGAATGCGCGGAGCATGTGAGTAGCTTGATCCTCGTTGGACTCACGCGGGTATTTGCGCAGGACTTCAGCGATGTCAGCCTCCGTGGAGTTGCGTTTAGCCCAGTCGATTAGCCAGTTTTGCTCACTGTCTGTTAGGCCAGCGAAGCCAAAGTGGACGAGGCTTTCGTGGAGAATGACGCGACGGGCTGCGGCTACTGAAACAGGAATGCCAAGCTCCTCCGCTGCCTTGATGTCGCTTTGACGGGCGATGATGTTCTCGGGGAAGAGGAACACATGGCCGGATGAGATGAAAACGCCTTCGATTCGGCCAGCGCGGAGGCCATCAGCGATGTCAGGGAATGCCTTCGTGAGAGCAGCGTTCGCAAGGAACTCTTCCGCAGTCGTTACGGTAGCCAAAGCAGAGGCGGGCACCTCTTTTTGCACCATCTGCTGTGCGAACTTCACGTCCTGCCGAGTGACTTCGGGGCGCTCATCAAGGGGTTTATCCTTGGCCGTGATGGAGTCGAGGGCACGACGGCGTTCGTCCTTCGACTTGGAGGCCTTCATTTCCTCTTCCTCGTAGTCCTTCTTGAAAGTGGTGGCTGATTGATGCGCGGCGTCATCCTTCTCGTCTGCGCGGACCTTGCGAGCCTCGTCTGCGGCTTTCTTTCGCGCATCGCGCACAAGCTCGGGATTGGCCTCCTCCCAAGAGCGGATAATCATCTCGCGATGACTCTGCATCGGCAGTTTGCTCAAAGGCTCGAAATCGGGATAGCCATCGTCCTTGATGGGTGCGTTGAAATACTCGTCAGCGGCAGCGCGGACCTTGTTTTTCGCCGTCTCCTTCAACTTTTCGGTCTTTTGCTCTAGGAGTTGGCGAGCTTTTTCCTTAGTTGACGGCTGCGTTTCTTGTGTTTCACTGGGGGCAACCTCGGGAATCGACCCTCCCGAGGGCTGACGTTCAGCACCACCGGCTACCGCCGCTCCTTCAGCCAAAGGGGCGGCGGTTTCGTTTTGTGTGGCTACCGTTGTGGTTTGGGAAGTGGCTATGGGTTTTCCGTAAACAGAATCAACGAAATCTTCGAGAGATGGGTATTTTGCCAACACCTTCCCTTTTTTGATTTGCTTGGGCATTTTCTCCCCCTGCGGCACCCAAGTTGGATCGCCAGCAATAACCTCAACGCCTTTCTTTGCGCGCCTCAAGGCTACTTTTTGGCCTCCATTTGGGATAAACCCTTCGATAAGACTTCCATGAAGGGTGTAGCCGGATGGGAATTTACTCAAGCCTTCCTCGTAAGACTGCATTCTATCAGCCTTGATTTGATCGGGCGTTCTACTGCGCATTTCCTCAAACATGGACTTGAGTTCCGCCGCGGCTCCAAGTCCACTGGCCGTTCTGGTGTCCAATCCAGAATCAATGGCTTCTTGATAACGAGCTGCACCAGCTTCCCGTGGGGTTTGGGTGGGTGCTGCCTGAACTGGTTCGCCAGTTGCCCCCGGTTGGAAGATGTAGAGGTCGCCTTGCTTGACGTAGCCTTCGGGAATCGGCACGTCATACCAATCGACAGGTTCAACTGCGACAGGTTTTTTTTGACTCAACGCATCCTGAATAATTAGCTGATGATCCAAGCGGTTAACTTCACTTGGAGAAAGAACCGCCGACCTTCCAAATTCGGGGTGCGTGAACATCCATGCGCCATTGGATTTTACGGCTGGCATTCCGTTAAGGTTTGCCACCCCCTCCTTGGGGGCTGATTGAGTATTCTTATTACCCGGCCAAACCCTTTCGGTGGCCTCATCTAATGTCATCTGCTCCGGCTTAGTCGCGTCCCGAGTCGGAGCGACTACTTTTTCTTCGCCTTCTGCGGCAGCTTCCTTAGGCTGGGCGTTTCCTTCGCCCATTCCCGGCAGTTCCATTTCGGGTCTTTCTTCGCGAAGCAGGCTTTGACTTGTGATTTGCTCTTGAATGGCATTTTCTTGTGGGGTTGTGGGTTGAATTGGTGCCTCGCCAGCCAAAGGCTGCACTGGCATTTCTGGCGTTACTTCCGCCCCAGCCTCTTCAATCTCTTCGACAGGCTGAACTGGTGGCTCAGATGGTGGCGGCGGCATGCTATCAACGATGGCTTCGTTCTGAGCGATGATGTCTGCTGCGGTGGCTGCGGTGAGGTCTGCATTTGGAACTTCTACGGTTGCATCGACAAGTTCTTTGGCGGTGGAGATGCCGGGATCAGTGGGTTTCCTCATTAGGCCACTAAGTCGTTGCTCAACATCTGATGGCACACCTTCTGGTTGCGGTCCTTGGATGTTGATAGCCTGACTTACGGCTGGCAACCAACTCACAACTCCATCTGGAGTAACCACTGGAATGCCGCCCTCGCTGGCGTTCTTTTGGCTTTCTTCAGGGGTTACTGGAGGAGTAGAATCAACCGGAGTAGCGTTGATTTCTGACTGCCATTGCTGCTGCTCTGGCGTTTGCTTATCAGGCGGAGTGCGCCCCAGTTTGTTGATGACGCCAAACATGGCACCTCCAACACCCTCCCACAAAGCAGCCTCGCCAACGCCTTCAAAAAGGCCGGGTGTTTCCACGCCCTGCGGAGCGGTAAGCTGGGTCGAGAGGTTGCTAAGAGCCTGCGTAGAGCCGCCTTCAAGAGCCTCTTGAGCGGCACCCATGCGAATACCCGGAATAACCTTGCCAGCGGCATCATCCACACCACCAAGCAGACGGCGAGCAGCAGATGTTTCGAGGGCTGTGCCAAAACCAAATCGTTCGGGTAGGACTTCGGATAGACCGCCACCAATGAGGTTTAGATAGGCTTCTGGACCTTCCATGCCAAGACGCTCGTTTTCCTGCGCCTTTTGAGCGGCACCCTGAGCGAACCCGGTTCCATACAGGGCGCTACTGGCTCCGCGTTGGATAGCCTGAGCAGTCAAAGCCTGACGGGCAGCCTGAGTCCCAGCAGCGGCAATTCTTTCAGCCGCCAAACCCTTACCCAGCGCGCCGCCAATGCCGCCAGTGGTGATGATGCCCCCGACATTGCCGAGGACGTTCATTCCCTTCATGGCGATGTCGTCCTCATAGAGCGGATTAACCGGGGCAATGCTTTCGAGGCCTTCTTGTAGGGACTCGCCCGCACCCTGAATGGTTTCGCTGCCCAACAAAGCACCAGCGCCAGTCACGGCACCCGGAACGATGCCAGCAAATCCGCGTCCGGCAGAGCCGAGCATGGAGGTGACGTAGCCTTGGCCGGTGTCGTCAGGGATCGACATGAACTTCACAAAAGCAGCCTCGCGTGCCTCTTGATTCTGTAAAATCGGATTTTTATCCAACTCTGGAATGACGCTACGCTCGAAAAACCGGCGCTTGGCCTCAATCTTAGCCTCTTCCGGCAATGCCTGATATTTATCGGTTCGGGTGATGGCGTGCCATTTTTCCATAATCAACCATCACCTTATTTCAGGACATCTTCAATCGCATTATTCATCTCGGCGCTAATTGCCGACTGATTTGGTGCCACCGTAACATTTGCACGGTTCAAATAGTTCTTTGCCCACACCTTGAGCAGTTCGTCGTAAGGGACGCGCTGGTCGCCAATGAGGCCAAAAAGACGCTTTCTGCCGGTTCCGGGTTCCACAAATGCCTCACTCTTGATCGGTTTCCCAATCTTCGACAGGACATCTTCAGCAACGGAAATGGTCTGATTGACCCCGCTTTCATCGTAGGCAACCTTCGGATTTGGGTCTGGAATGCGCTCGCCATCAACAATAGCTTTAGCGATACGGCGCAACTTGGCGTAGTTTGTTCCTTCGTAGTTGCCGGGGAAGGCTTTCTCCAAGGACTTTTCTAGGTCCGTTTGGGCCTTGTTCCAAATCTCCTCCTTGGCGGCAATAGCCTCAGATTCTTCCTTGGTCTTTTTGATGGTTTTCTCGATTTCTCCGAGTGGAACGGCATCCAAGTTAATAGTCTGCTCAACCGGCAAAGGCTTAGGTTTCTCCCGAGTTTCCTGCGTTGTGAGAACGGGAGCTGGGGCTATGCTGGCGGCGGTCGTCTTAGACTGCGGGAACAGCGCACGGTCCACTTCGCTCAGATAGGCGTCTCGATACTTATTGCGCCTGTCTAATAGTGCTTGGTAAGCTGGATTCGGCACGTCTTTCCCGTCAACCGTCGTGTAATTCTCGCCCGCATCCGCCATGGCCTTGATGTCGTCGTTCAGTAGCTCGATGGCTGATTTAATAGCGGCTGTGTTTCCCCTACTCTCGCTACCGTTACCCGTGCCACCGCCACCACCCCTGCCCAACTGATACTTCGCGGCACTCACGGCCAATGGACCTTGGCGGGCAATGCGTTGGGCTTCCGCGAGGTCTGTCATTCCGGCCTCCGCGAGGTCTGCGGCCATGCCCATTTCATCCTGACTACGCTTTGCTGCTGCACTCTGGCGGCTATTGAACACGCGATCATTGTCATCCACGATGCTCTGGACGCGAGAATCGAGCATGGCAGACGGGAAGCGTTGCTGGATTTGGCGGCGCTGCTCTACGTAATCATCGGACTCTGGCGTCAGCCCAGCCAAAGCGGACACCGCCTGCTCCGCCTGTTTCGCGGCCTCTTGCTCCATGCGCAGACGGTTCGCATTGTTGAAGATGGTGTTATACTCGTTCTGAATGGCCTGAGTGCGGGCCAGTGGGCGCTGTTGACGCAGTGCCGTGATCTGGTCCTGAAAGGCGAGCTGATTTTGCACCGCAGGGTCGGCCAAAGCGCGAGTCTGCTGAAAAAGCGGTTGGGCTGGCGCTTCTTGGATGCCGAAGTAATCGGCAGGAGTGCGGAGAAAGGTGACGGACATAAATCAGGCTTTTTTGCGGTTCATGGCATCGAAGATGAGCGCCTTCTGCTTCTCGGGACTCATCTTGTCGGAGTCCTCGAAAGCAATACCACGGAACTTTTCGCGGCCCAGCTCGTCCTTTTTGCCGGTGGGTAGAGCGGCAGCGAACTTGTTGCTCTTGCCTTGGCTCGCAGCGGTTTCGGCGAAGTATTGAGCGGCTGGCTTACCCTCGATGATTGTCGGCTTCTTCGGGCCTTCTTTTCGAGTGCCCGACCCAAACAAGCCCATCACAATCTTCTCGCCGGATGGGTAATTGACGATCTTGCCACCAGTAGGGCGCTGCTGGACGGTTTGCACATCTGCCGTCTTGGGCAGCGGCAATCCAGCCCTAGATGCAGCCGAACGAGCGAGGTCGTCCACGATCTTTGGTTGAGCCGGGACGTAGGGAATGCGCCCTTGTTCCTCCATCTCACGGCGGCGTCCAGCAACAGCGGCAGTGGCTTTTTGAGCCTTTGTGGCAGACATACGAACCAAATCACCCAACAGGTCGCTCGAAAACTCTGCTGGCTGGTCTGGATTGGTGCGGAAAGACGGAGGAATGAACAGGGTCGTTGCCATAATTAGCGGTTCTGATTGGAGTTGTTGAATAATCCACCCATGACGCGAAATGGGGCGGTAGCCATCCCAAACATTGAACGAGGCATCCTGAAGCCGGAGAGGGCTGGATTTTTGTTGCCCATGAACGAGTTCGCAACTGCATTAGCTCCTGCGGTTGAGGTATTACCAAGGTAGCCGCCCTGCGGAGGAATGCCGGTTGTAGGAGCGGGCGGAGCGCCTACTTCTTGAGACTGAGCGGAGAGGGTGTCTAGCTCATCACTCTGCGGCATGAGATTGTTGCGAATCATCCCAAGCTGAAGGCGCTGCATCGGGTCACGGGTGCGTCGAAAGGCCTGTTCCGCTAGACGAGTTGGGTCCATTGAGGATCGCCCCACCTTTGTAGCCGGACGCTGGGAAATAGCCAAAGAACCGGGGTCTGCGATCTGGCGGGTTTTGAAGGATGCGCTACCCGGACCTTGATCGCGGTTTTTATTTAGCATGTCGAGCTGTGAAGGCTGTGAAGCGCCTTTCTGCCAACGCTGAAGGCTGCTGCCATAAAAGTTCATGGGAGACGAGGTAGCCATAGATCAATGAGTCTGGAGAGTTGAGCCTGCGGATTGAGGGAAGTGGAAAGGCATCGTCGGGCGAATTGCGCCTCGATTCTGCTTTAGCCCTTGATTCAGGATTTCGTAGCACTTGGCCCAGCGTTGGTCGGCCTGAGCCTCTTCGTAAGCGCCTTGGTCCTCTAGGCGAACGGCAATCAGGGCATGCTTCAAAGCTCCAATGTTGTCCGGCCAGATGAGGTCGGTTTCAGCCACGGCGGGCACGAAACGGCGCTTACAGATGCAGCGTAGCCACGGTTTGCCATCCTCGCGAGCAACCATCGTTCCAGTCTTGTAGCGGCGGTAAATCGGGTTCGTCTCGCTAGGCTCGTAAACCGAAAGAACGGTTGGGGTGCCGCTTGTCACCGAGGAAATGGTGACTGTGCCTTTGGTGCGAGGCTTGACGATCTGCGTGATGAAGATGTTGTCCGTTCCGGTGACGGTTGGATTAGCCAAAGTCAGGTTCTTTCCGGCTAGTCCATCGCTGTCGAAAAGCTCGTCGCCGTCTGAGTCGTAACCGTAAATGCGGCAAATCAGGCCAGCGTCCTCCGCATTTGAGATAGTCAGACGGATAAGCCCTGCTTCCTCTTGGACCTCCTGAGTGCATACGTCCGACTGGTCAATAATGGTCTTGAGGTCGATGTCGGTGTCATCAAAATACCCCGGTCCCGAGGTCATGAACTCAATCATCCGGGGGTAAACTCCGGTAGGGTAATTGACTCGGGTGACGCCAATAATGGACTCCCAGCGGCGAGGAAGGGTGATGTAGCCAGTTGGAGCTTGAAAATCGACCCTTCCGTAAGAGTTCTTCCAGTTTCCTGAGTTGATAATGCGCTCACACGCTTGGTTCAAATACGGCAAAAACTGCCCCGTCGTAGGGTCGGACGGGTCAACTTGCGCATAAAGTGCGGCTCTCGCGTCCGCTACGGTGAGTCCAGTGCTCATTTGGCGCGATTCTAATGCTTAGAATCAGGCTGGCAAGAGCGATTTACCAATGGCGACAATCAAGCATGTTGGCTCGTCGGCTTTTGACCTTTTGGCAACGCGTACCAAACATGAAGCTGGGCCTCGTATAACACGGTCATCGTAGCAACATCTACGATCTGGCCCCAAGGTTCCGCGTATCCTCTATTCTCCAGCGACCACTCATCGGCCTTGGTTGCGTATAGTTGCTTGAGTTCATCCAGCGTCCCAAAAGCGCGGAAATCACATGCGCCCCCATCGGGATAACATGAATGTCCGGCAAAAAGAGCGTATTTGGGAGAAAAAAGACGAATAATGCGCTGAATTATGCTCATAGAAATGAGAGGGCAATCGGGAATTTTGGGGTTTAACACTAACTGGTCAGACGTAGCACGACCACCCCTCTTTGGGGTTGTAGTTGGCAAATGTTGACCCTTCTCTTCCCGAATCCTCCTGAAACCAGCCAAGCTTTACAAGTCGGTTCACATCCTCTTCTGAAGCGGGCAAATCCGTCGAGTATGCGTAAATTTGATCGTGTTCAGCACCAGTGTTGTAGCCATTAGGCTTGGTGCGATACTTTTCGAGGATAGTAAGGCCTTCGATGATGGATTGTGTTGTCATAGTTGAGTATTGGCTTGCTTCATATCCTCAACCTTACACCAATCCATCCACCAAATCAAGCGTTGCCTTACGTTAATTCGCGCATACGATCCCGAGAATGACCAAACCGCCTCCAAAGTCCAACGTCGTTCAGTTTTCCAAAGGGCCGCTGAATGTATGGGGATTCAAAGAAAACCTAGGAGCCAAGAACCAGCTCCAAGTCGAGCTTGCTCTAATGCAGATTCGCTCTGGCTCTCTTCGGCACCGAGACGGTTCAAAGAACGAGAAAGGCCTGCCAGCTTACAAGCACTTCATGAACGCCGTGGAGTTGATCTGGAACTACAAGGATTCGCCCACTCCGTTCATCTGGCATCCGTGGGCTGTCCAATACGCCAAGGACGCCTTCAAGCACAAACGCTACGCCGTCACGTCCGGTGGTTCTGGAGGCAAGACTGAGTTCTTCGCGGTTTATGCCCTCGTTTGGTGGCTGGCTAATCCATTCGCCAACGTGGTCCTAGTCAACACCACGACCATCAAGGATGCTGACGGGCGTATTTGGGGTAGTATCACGAAGTTCTTCTCAGGGATGATAGCCGCTCCTCCCGGTAAACTGATTTCGTCCGGTCACTGCATCAAGTCGGTCGATACCAAGACGGGCCAGACCCTCGACAAGTTCGGGATTCGTTTGTTTGCCTGTGAGAAGTCCAAAGAGGCTGAGTCCAGTCGCGCCATTCGAGGCCAGAAGCACGGCCCCGGTGGCAAGATCATCGTCATCATGGATGAGGCTGCGGAGCTTGGAGTTGCCATCCGTAATGCTTTCGAGGAAAACTTGACGCAGAATCCGAACTATCAACTCATCGCCTTAGCAAACGCCAATACGCCGTTCGACAACTTTGGGGAAATCTGCAAACCGAAGGATGGAGGCTGGGAAAAATATGATCCATCGTGGGATGAGTGGGAGGGTGAAGGCGCATTCGTTCGCCGGGTGAACATCGAGACATCGCCAAACATCATCTACGGTCGGACCATCTACTCGTTCTTGATGACGAGAGAGGCGCTGAAGGATAAACGAGAACGTCTAGGCATGAACTCCCGCGCATACTGGCGAGGTGTGTTAGGAGCTTTCCTGCTCGATGGCGATGACGAGACGATCTACTCGCCCGGTGAACTCCTTCGCGTGCCTGCCGATTGCGTCTGGCAAGGCGTGCCTACAAAGGTGGCTGGCTTTGACATCTCGCATACGACTGGCGGGGATAAGTCTGTGCTTATTACCGGCTCTGTTGGTCTGTGTGTAGATGGGAAAAAGCGTCTAAAATTTGAAAAGATTTTCTACCTAGATGAGGATGTTACCAACAAGACCGTGGATCGCACAACTCAGATGGTCGCGCAGTTAAAAAGCATCTGTGAAAAAGAGGGAATTACTATAAGTAATATCGCCGTTGACAGCAGTGCTGGGGGAGGCAAGACCTTCGCAGACGCGATCTGGTCGCAGTGGTCGAATGGATTTCTCCGGGTTGATTTTGGTGGCAAGGCATCAGACCGCCCCGTCTCATCTGCCGACCGAGAGAAATCAAGCGTTCGATTTGCGTCGAAGGTCGCAGAGATTTGGAGCGTGGGGAAGGAGTTGATTCGATGCGATCAACTGCGAGGCATTCCAAAATCTGTCGCAGAAGATATGGTGTCCCGTAAGTATAAAGACAATAAGGCACAAGACGGCGGTTCTCGCATTAAGGTTGAATCGAAAGTGGACATGAAAAAGAGAATTGGTCGAAGCCCTGACGATGGCGACGCCGCTTTCATTTTGATTGATCTTTGTCGAGAAAGGCATGGCCTATCAGGTTCTCACAAGCCCGGAAATCACACTGCTTCTTCGCAGAACCCTCTCAAAAAACGTTTCATGCAACTCAGCTCTATTTTTTTCTAGTTGAAGTTTTGCTACCGCGTGGGAAAGGTCGGTATTCGCGGACTGATTCAGCAATCCGCAAATACCTAACACCCAACATGTTCATACCATGTCAAATGCTACACCCAACGTAACGCACGTTCACACCCCAATCAACCTGTCTGAAAAAGACATAGCTAGATTTCACCGAAAATCGGTCTTAGACGAGAAAACTGGCTGCCTAATTTTTCAGGGCCACAAAACGCATAACGGATATGGCCGCGTGTGGATCAATGGCAAAAACATATTCGCCCACAGGATTGCCTACGTTCTTAAATATGGCGAAATTCCTGTCGGCATGAGTGTGTTGCACAACTGTCCATGTGGCGACAACCCGGCATGCGTCAATCCTGAACACCTATCCATTGGAACGCATATCGACAACATGCGGCACATGAAGGAGCGCGGGAGAGCAGCGACCGGGGCGAGAAATGGTTGGAATCTTTACCCTTGGAATCGCCTAAGCGGAGATAGAAGTCCGTCCAGATTGCATCCAGAGCGCCTAGCAAGAGGCGACAGGCATTACTCAAGAACAAACCCTGAGAAATTAGCTCGCGGAGAGAAGCATGGAGGTGCTGTTATTTCATCAGAAATTGCCTCTGCAATAAAAGAGGCGATTCGCAGTGGAAAAATGAGCAAAGCGGCCATTGCCAGACTTTTTAATGTTGGCCCCAGTATCGTCTATAGCATAGGCGATGGAAGCACTTGGAGACACATACCGTAATCCTCTAAAGAAACGGTTCATGGGGCTGGCGGAGTTGTTTGCGGCTTAATTAGGAAGCAAGCTGACCGTGAGATACATGTCAGTGGACTCATGGATAGCATACACATCAAATCCACGTCTAAACGCTTCCAACCACCATCCAACATCCTTCACAATCCGATGTGGATCGCTACCATCTGGCAGTGTTTTCGACGTGCATGGGACTAGGCAAACTCGAACCATGAGGCATTTGCCAGTTAGCGAGCGCAGGTGGTCCATTACTCGGGCAAAGTATTCTGGCTCAACGTGCTCCAAAACATCTGTGCAAACCACCAAGTCTGCCGGTTGTGGCATGGCTGAAATCTCGGGGATAGATGGATCATAGTCAGCGACCTCGATTCCACGGCTGCGCATTTCCTTCGAGAAGGTCTGTTTGCCAGCGCCGTAGTCCAAAGCGGATGAACATCCATGCTGTCGATACAGTTCTTCTGCTAAGTCGGCCTGCTCCCATCCCTTGTATCCAAAGCGGACATCGGGATTGAGGTGGAGGTCTTGATTGAGCTGGCGGTATTTGGGAGAGATAAGTTCTGGCGTCATATTCCAAGGCGGGTTTTCATACAGGCTATCAAAGGTTCTAACCTGACGAGCGGCGATTTCTTTTCGTTCCAGTTCGGCGACTTGCTTCACTCTTTCCAAGGTGGCTTCTGGATTCTTGAAGAACCTTTCAAGCCTATCATTGGAGAAATGTTTTCGCAAGGCTTCCTCGCCGCCAAAAACGTAAAGAGCAACGGCTCGGGCTAATCCCGGCTTCTCTCCCGAGTTGGTGTATGTCCTGTATTGAGCGTGCGGCCTTACTCTCTCGGGCCACTCCCCGAAGTGATAGACTACGCCATCCGGTATTGCCCAGTTTTCGTAACCGAGAACCCAAGTTTTCATTCCGAGGTAGGAGAGAACCCCCCATCCCAAGTTGTGTTCTGCGCAGCAACCAAGGCCTCCGATGTCAGTCCAGACCGACTTGCGGATCATGTAGGGCATGCCCTTCCAAGGAACCATGGATGGCTTTTCGACGGGGGTTGCGCCAGCCCATTCTCCCAAGGGAGTTCTGGAAACGCTAAGATGCGTCCTCTTGGTTGCGGAGGAGCGATGCGCCCATTGGATCGGTGCGTGGACAAAGCCAATCGGGTCATCCTTGTGTTCCTTGTGGAACTTTAGCAGGGCTGGAATCGTGTTGTGGCCTATCAGCGTGTGAGCGTCCGTGTAGAACAGGTATTCGCCCTTTCCCTCTTCGTGGGCCAGATGAATAGCCTTCGCGATGGAGGGATTCTCAAGCCTGACAACTCGAACGATGCCCTCCTTAATTTGACCAGCTAGGCAATCCATCGCCGCGAGATGCACATCCTCGTCTGAGTTTTCCACGACCACGATTTCTGCCGTGACGCCGGATTCTTTAATGGCCTCTACTGCGGACAAAACCGTCACGCAAAGCATGGACGTTTCGTTCCTTGAGGCTAGGACGATGCTCAATTCCATTTACGGAGGCGGTGTCGTTGGAGGGTCCGTGCTTGGAGGAACTGTCGTAGGTGGCAAAGTCGTCGGCGGAAGTGTAGTTGGCGGTAAAGTTGTAGGCGGAACCGTGGTCGGCGGCAAAGTTGTGGGTGGCAGCGTAGTCGGTGGTAAGGTCGTCGGAGGCAAAGTTGTCGGCGGAAGGGTCGTAGGAGCAACCGTGGTCGGTGGAACAGTTGTCGGGGGCGATGTCGTCGGCGCTCCCGTCGTTGGAGCCGCCGTGGTCGTCACTGGAGGCTCTGGCTCTCCGCCCACATACGTCACCACCCCGCCAACGATGGATAGATACGTCCCAACTCGAATCGGAATCACCTGCAAAGAAGGCGTCGCATCAAACGAGTTATCAATCCTCACCACCGGCCTAGCCTGCTGCCGGATGGTAACTTGGTCCGACCCACGCTGACGGTTCGCAATCAAGCCTCCGACTCCGTATTCCTTGGGAGCGGACTGATACGGGCTGGCATCAGGGCCATACGTGCCGTTTGCGGTCGTAATCATTGGATCGTCTCTTCAGGCTGCGGAGGCGGGAAGATTTCCACCTGCTCGCGTAGCCACATGCCGTTCACATACTGCTGCGTGTCGCGGAGGATGAAGCTCTCCCAGTCGATGAAATTGGTCGCCGGAATGATCGTCTTGTTCGGATTGCGCCCCGGAGGAGGGTTTTGAACGCCCACTCCAACGATGATTTCGGCTGTGTATTGCTGCTCGGGAAAGACAACGGTGGGATGCAGGCAGCGAACAAAGTCCATGGAAACGCCGATGTAGGAGCCATTCACGTCCGTAGGCACCGGCTGCTCATGGGTCAAATCAGCCTCACTCCATGGCGTCGGAGAAAGGAACTGCCGGACGATGATCGTCGAGTTGTAGTTGACCTCTGGAATGAACTTGTAGCGCGGCAGAATGCGTGGCGTGGTGACGATGGATGCGCCGTTATTGATGGCCAGCGGGAAGGCATTCGTCTCGATGGCGTAGAGGTCGAGTAGAACCGCAGGCCAAGTGTAGTTCTGCGTGTCCGGGAAAACCTTGAAGGGCTTATTCTTGGTGCCTAAACCATCCTTGGAGTTCTCGGTCTTTGATTTGCCGAACAGGAAGGAAATGAACCCTGCGCCAGCCTTGGAGCAGGAAACGTAGAGGTAATCGCCCCATTTCTCGTTAGCACGCTCGCCGTTGACCGCCCAAAGGAACTCCTTGTAGCGAGTCACCCCGGCCTGCAAAAGTGGCTTCTCGGGCGACAGGAACAGCTCCGGGTTGATCTTTTGGTCAGGCACCGACACCGAGAACATGAACTCGTTCGGGTCTGGCGTCGGAAGTAGCTGGAAATTCGAGGCCATTAGACGGTGTTCGGGGGATACGGAGCAATCACATCGCCGGTCTGCCATTCAGCGGCCAGAGAGGCGGGGGTGCCATTCTCAATAGTGAAAATCCAGTGCGTGCGGGCGAGGAAAGTCTGCCGGAGCGGCTGATGGTTGATTTCGTCGGAGACGGAGGCTCGGAGGTCGGTGGTTCCCTCCACCGCAAGACCGCCAGTTCCCGTAGTAGCGTTTGCCCCACCGCCTGTAAAAGTGCTCGGAATGACTGCGGCTGCACCAGCGAAGGAGCCGGGGGCTGTGGCACCCGGAGTAGCGCCGGTTTCAGGCCAGAGGGTCGTCGTATTCGTGAAAATGTCCCGATACTCGCTCGACCACACCCGGATTTCGTCCCGTTGGATGATCGCGTAGCCAGAGGTGATGTTCGAGCCGAGGTTGACCGCAGTGCCGCCGAGGGCCTCGGCCAGCTTGCAGGTAGCTCCAGAGCTATTGACGGCGAAATAGACCCGGTTCGTAGTGACATTGGAGCCTCCTGTGAGTTGCGTGAGGGTGATTTGCAGGCCGTCTGACAGCGTTGCACCGGCAAAGGTGACTACATCCGTGGAATCGACCCCCGTGACGCCAGCGTAGGCTGTGGTTGAGCCGGATAGATACACCGCCGAAACATCGTCGTAGCGGAAGAATCTGCCGTTCTTTCGCGAAAGGAAAAGTGTGCTACTTGCCATAATTTCGGAGAATATCACTTGCGCGGGTGAGGGCAAGTTGTTAATGTCGCCCTATTCCCAAATAGGTTTGCGCTGTGGAGCGGTGCATTCTGCCCACTGCAAATCTTACACTGAGGCCGACATTGCTCCACGATGTCGGCCTCTTTGTGTTTCGGGCAACGCTATTGCGCCTGACAGAAGCTATTCAATCCCCATAAACCCCGAAAGGGAATAATGTAAGGTGAATGGCGGCGATAGCAAAACGCTTGATGTGGCGGACTCCTGTGAAAGCGGAAAAGACGCCACTTAAAGACCCGGCTACCGCAGAGCGATGAATTGCCCGCTGCGGATACCATGTCCCAGCATGGTAAAAGGTTTGCGCGAGCGCCGAAGTGTTGTGGCTCCTCTGGATTGAGGAGGGATTGAGCCTCCAGCCCACGTTAGCACGGTAGGCAGTGTTCGGACTTCTCAGCTTCCAGTTGAAAGACTTAATGCTTTTCGCCCCGCAAGGGGCGAGCTGTGCCCGCGCCCTAACTCGCAATCCGTTGAAAGTTTCAAATGCAACCCCGCTACAAACAAGAAATCGAAGCCTCTGGCCTTAGCCAGAAGGAATGGTATGCGCAGATTTACCTCAAATCTGACCACTGGAAGGCGCTAAAGAAGGCCAAGGCAAAAGAGGTAGGTCGAAAGTGCGAGATTTGCGGCTCCAAGAAAAGGCTGGAGTTTCACCACGACAACTACCGGGACATTTACGATGTGACGACGGCTGATTTGAGGATTCTGTGCCATACCCACCATCATGAGTTTCACTTTGGGACCAAGCCAGAAAAGCCATCCAAGAAAAAAGGCAAAAAGACGCCGATTCCAGCCTTCAACATCGAGGGGCTTGATTTGCGATCACCGTCTTTGGCTGAATCTGTCAAGCCGCTCATCATGGGTTTGAAGAACTGCCAGAAAAACCCACGCCTAAATACCATCATCAGGAAAATGAGGTCATTGAAGCTACCCCAAGACGCCATCAACTCCATCATCATTTTGAAGAGTGGAGCTAAGGCTAGGAGGCTGAAGTCTGTCATCAATGGCAGTGGAGGCGATAGAAAATGGACTCAGAAACAATTTGAGCAAATCTGGTCTAGTTTCTTGGCTTGGAGAATACCGTCTCTTGACCTTGTAGAGACTTTTGAATCACATTACGGAGAAAAACTTCGCTTACGCCACAAGAGATATTTGATAAACGAAATTGCCAAGGTCGGAGGATCAATTCCTATGAGATAATGGCGCAAACCCTGCATCCCAACCGAGTAACCAAATATGACCTACGAAGAACACATCAACATGAGTCGCATGTCCGAATCATTGCGTCGCTCACTTAGCGTTCCTGTAATGCTAGACTATGAGGAGGCTCAAAAATAATCATCAGCGACCTTGTTGCCAAATACAAATCCAACGTGGATCGTGGAGAAACCGAATGGGCTGATGTCTTTAGGAAGACTTTAAGCTACTACGTTGATTCCAAAGAACTCAAAACCCTCCTATCCTCCCATGAAAAACACAAATAACCAAGAATCGGTTGTCCCATTCGAGATTTTTTGGACCGACCGAAGAGACGCAGAATCCATTCAACGAATTACTTCTCTAGGACAATCGGAGTGGCGTTTAGTCGCGCCTCTATTTTCAGACTGGCTGCGTCGTTTGGGGTGTCCCGAGTCCGCTCGGCAATGGGATGAGCAGGGGCTTTCTTTTCAGATTCAATCCTCCCTATTAAGCCAATGGGAAAAAGACGGCTATCCACAAATAGCTTGGCCTAGCGACCAAGTTGGCAATACCCAAATCGTAGGATTCGACCCCTCGTTTGATGATGTTGATGAGTTTTGCAGCGCACATAGAGCGAGCACCCCTTGACTCGCCCTCCGAATAAGCGTAAGGTTGGAGATATGACAAACAAACAATTCACCATTCTCGTTGACGACATCCGCTCCAAAGTTCGAGAGCAGGCAAATTCAATCGACTCCATTGCCGCGTTTGTATCAGCGGTTGCCTTTGAAGTGATCGAGAACAAGGCTCCAGACGTTTCTTGGGATGAGCTTTTCGACAAGACCATCAAAGTTATGCGGAGCACCCTTGAAGGCGTTAAGAATCACTATGAAAAGCATACGCCAAACGGATAAGGCCATGACCCCGGAACAAACCCTCACAAAACTCCTCGACCTCTGCGCCCAACATGGCTACGACGCTGTGGCGATTGGGATGAGGCATGAGGTGGTTCCTCACTCAATGGGATACACTTTTCCAGAAAGCGGAATCTTTGCCAAACCCCAAGGTCGAAGAAAGTGTGAAATTAATGGATGGCCTGCAATCTGGAAGATAACTGAAATGGTTGGATTGGAGTCTAGTTGTGGCAACACGCACCAACGTTTCGTCAAAGACCTCCCCTTCCACCCTCAAGTCTGGCAACTTAAAAAGGGCAAGTGGGCGAAGATTGCGGAGGAGGTCTAATGCCTGACCTCTGCCACACCTGCCACGCTTTCGGACGTTCCTTGTGGAACAATTCATGCCTATGCACAGGTGACGCCATGCAGCCAACAGCGTTCCATGAGTGGTCGGTAAAGAACCGCGTGCCTTATAACATCCCGCAGCCGAAAATTGAACTGCCAAAAGTGGTTGTCAAAAAGCCGAAGCTGGTGTTTGGTCAGGCTATAACGAAAATATGACCTACGAAGAAGAAACCATCGAGGACGCCCTTGTTACCCTCTGCGAAACCGTGTTCGACCCGGATCGAGCAGCGCCCTTGATCCGCAAGAATATCGCCAATCGCATTGCCTGTGAATACACCGTGAAGTTCTACGGCACGGAGGCTGGAATCATCATGGAAACGAATCTAATCACCAAGGCAGAGCCTAAGAGGCTTGGAAAGAAGGTGGTGGTGTGAGTGATGAATCTACCTCATCTCCTCCACCCACCAAACCATAATCGGCGTGATCGTGGCATTGTCGCCATCGTGCATTGAGCAGCCTTTTGGGCATTCGATGAACCAAGTGCCGTCGTAGCCAATCTTGGGCCGCTCCTTGTGCTGTCGGCAGGCTGGAGCGGTCTGGTTGAAGTCCTGCATTAGGCGCTCGATTTGGGTCATTGCGTGGCTTGCATGTGCATTGCATCCCTAGACCAAAAAGCTCCTGCTGGAAGCCAGCCTTCCTTTGCGAACTCCTCCATTACTTCAAGTGGCATCGTGGCTCTCATGGGCCAATGAACCAGATTGCCATTGTCATCAGGATCAAGGTCAATGGCAGCGCCACGGGCATGTAGGCTTGGAAGGCTTCCTCCGCGCATAGGGCGGTTGTTGAAGCATCCGGCATATTTCTCAAGGATGGAGCGATGCGGCCCCTTGGAGAGCGCGGTAAAGATGCGCTTCAGGCTAAGTGCAACCTTTTGATGGCAACGAATGACTCGAACCGGCTTGCTATCGTATTTGATGCCGAGTCCAGAAACGTCTGTGACTACCAGCTTCGACTCATCGCCCGGAGCGCCGTAGAACTTGGTTAGGCTGGCTTGGTCAGACTTGGGCCAAGGGTTGTTTTTTGGCATCAGTTTGCGCAAATGGGATTGGCAGGCCGCGATGCTTTTCGGCCCCCAAAATCCATCTGGTTCGACGCCGATTTTACGCTGGATACTCTTGATGTCGTTCTGGTTCATAAATTCGGATTCTTGATGATAATCAAACCCCAAATCGTCAGCGCGACCGCCGTAAACAGCAGGCCAGCGATAACGGATGGTGTAAATTCGACGATCATTACGGCTCAACGTCCTCCTCAATCATTCGAGTGTTGTGCTTGTAAAGAAATGCGGCCATGTCGGTGCTGA